GCGAATGGGGTGATACTAATTGGGCATGTCTTATTGCATACAATGATTTACTTAATCATGGTGTATGCCCAGAGCAAGCACGTATGATCCTGCCACAAAGTATGATGACTGAGTGGTACTGGTCAGGTAGCCTTGATGCTTTTGCTGATATGTGTAACCTACGTTGTGCCTTTGATACACAACCAGAGACAAGGTTTGTGGCTACACAGATCAGTGACAGAATGCGTAGGCTGTTTCCTGTATCTTGGGCAGCATTAGTGGAGAAAAACTATGAATAAGAATGCAGGTATCATTGGTGTTGAAACTGTAGAAGAACACGAAGACGGTGGTGCAACATTTAAGTTTCACATGGATGCACATGCCCGTGGGTTACTTACAGAGGAAGGCTTGAAGCTGGTACTTTATTGTGCAGCAGCAAAATTAGATATGGGTGTAGTGTATGACTTCATAGAGGATCATATTAGGTATAATAAGGACGAGGAGCCAGACAAAAAGTTTGACGAGTATGGAAACTACGGTGAGAACAATCCACCAGTATCTTCTAAAGGGTCATGGGATAGCCAGGATAAAACGGAGAACATTACATGACAGGTAAGTACACATTCGGTATCCCACTAAAAGAGATACGCCCTATGACCAAAGAAGAAAGGCAGAGGGCGAAAGAACGAGCCAAACAGAATATGTATGGTGAAAGTAAATGTGTGTCTTGCGGAAATGTATCGACAGGTGATTTCTGTGAGTTTTGTTTGAACGAAGAGTGATGGATAAAAAGAGCGAGAGACATGATGGAACTAGCATTACTTAAGACGCTACTAAACCGTGAGTTTTATGAGCAACACAAAGGTATAAAGTGTCCTGATAAAATCTTTAGTAAAGATGTGCGTAAGATTAAGCAAGCATTAGACGGAGCTATGGAAGCTTACGATGGAGACTTATCTGTTGCTGATCTAGAGGCGGTGTTCAACCGTATGAATGCTAGTATGACTACAGCTACACGTGGTGCATATGAGGATCTCTTTAGGCGTATCAGTATCACTGAGCCTATCAAGCAAGAGATAGCACAAGACACACTGTCACAGCTATTCCAGCAGCATGTTGGTGATCGTGTAGCTAACTTAGGTTTTGACTTTGTTAACGGTACAGAGAATAGCCTAGAACCTTTGCGTAAACTATTAGAGGATTACAAGGATGACTTTACTCCTAACCTGCGTGTTGACTGGGACGACTCTAGCTTGGACACAGTACTTGATGCTACGCTTCTGGAATCCAAATGGAAGTTCAACATACCTTCCTTGGCTCGTAGGGTGGAAGGCGTTAGCGGTGGTCATCTTGTCTTGGTTGGTGCTCGCCCCAATACTGGTAAAACTTCTTTCCATGCCTCTCTACTAGCAGCATCAGAAGGCTTTGCACATCAGGGTGCTAAGTGTATCATACTCTGCAATGAAGAAGCATACACACGTGTGGCTGCACGTTACATCAGTGCTTCATCTAACATGACAATGAAAGAGGTAAGGGAAAATAAAGCGCTGGCACACAAACGGTATGAACCTATTCGCAAGAATGTTCTATTCAAAGATAGCACAGGTAAGGGTATGTCTTGGGTTGAGGCTGTAGTAAAACAAGAGCATCCAGACATAGTAGTACTTGACATGGGCGACAAGTTCGCAGATATTAGCAGTGAGCGTAGTGACATTACGCTTAAGACTGCAGCCATTCATGCACGTAATATTGCTAAGCAGTATGATTGTTGTGTGATATGGATGTCACAATTATCTGCAGAAGCAGAAGGTAAGGCTGACCTAAACCAAGCAATGATGGAAGGATCAAAGACAGGCAAGGCTGCAGAGGCAGACCTTATGATCCTAATAGGAAAGACGCAACAAGCAGAGGGTGAGGATGAAGATCCAGTACGGTACCTCAACCTTGCTAAGAATAAACTGAATGGATTTCAAGGGAAGATCACATGTGTACTTGATGGGTCACGCTCTATCTATTCAGCATGAGGTGAGATATGAGATTAATATTAGACGTTGAGAACAGCGTCACTAAACGAAATGGTAAAGAACACATGGACCCCTTTGAGCCTAGCAATGAGCTAGTGCAAGTGGGTATGCTTAATGCTGATAAGCGTGATCAGAGATGGATTGTTAATCTAAACCACGATGAAGACAAGGATACTACAGGTAGGGGACGTAAGTTTATACAGCAAGTGTTAGATATGACAACGCTGTTAATTATGCACAACGCACAGCATGACTTGATGTGGCTGTGGGAAAGTGGATTCAAGTATGATGGCCCTATCTACGATACAATGTTAGCAGAGTACGTGCTTGACAGAGGGCAGCGTTCCCCCCTTAGCTTGGCAGCGTGTGCTGAGCGTAGACAACTAGAGGTACAGAAAGATGATACGCTTAAAAAGTTTTTCAAAGACGGTTATAATACTAACGAGATCCCTCTATCTGAGCTTAGCTTTTATCTTAGGCATGATCTTTATACAACTAACGAGTTGTTCCATAGTATCGAAGCAGATTACAGCAAGCCAGAATCAGCCAGCCTCCACAGGATTAGAGACACAACCTTTGATACCTGCAGAACCCTCACAAGAATGTACATGTCAGGAATCAAAGTCGATCTTCAAGAGTTGGGACGAGTAAAGGAGCAGTTCGAGAATGAGAAAGCTGAGATTGAAGACCGTCTGCAGAGGAAAATCAGGATACTTATGGGAGACACACCAATTAATCTTAACTCCCCAGAACAGATGTCGCAGGTTATCTTTAGCAAAAGAGTTAAGGACAAGAAAGATTGGAATGGCTTATTCGAATTTACTTCTACGCTCCAAGAGTTCAAAGATACAGTCGAAGCTAATAGTGAAACGATCTATAGGACTGTGGCCTATACCTGTCCAGCTTGTGAGGGCAGTGCAAAAGTATATAAGCTAAGAAAGGATGGCACAAAGTATGCTAGACCTAACAAGTGCAAAGACTGTGATGCTCAAGGGTTCAAGCTTAAGCAGACGAACCAGGTTGCAGGTCTTAAGTTTAACGCTCCCAGCAAGGCTTGGGTTAGTGCAAACGGATTTAGTACAGGAAAGGGTAACCTAGATGTTCTTACGGCTACTGCTAGAAACAATGGAATGCGTGATGCTGAGTCTTTTCTCAGTGATCTTAAACGCCTCTCTGCTATTAGTAGTTATCTCAGTTCTTTTGTAGAGGGAATAGCAAGCTACACTAAACAAGATGGCTTCTTACACGTAGGGTTAACCCAGCACATCACTGCTACTGGACGCTTCAGTGGACGTAACCCTAACATGCAGAACATGCCCCGTGGTGGTACCTTTCCTGTGAAGAGGGTATTTGTATCGCGCTGGGACGGAGGCTTAATACTGGAGGCAGATTTTGCCCAACTCGAATTTCGCACGGCGGCGTTCCTCGCCCAAGACGAAACAGCAATTAGAGAAATCGAAACAGGATTTGACGTACACGCCTATACCGCCCAAGTCATTACTGAAGCAGGGCAACAAACGTCCCGCCAAGAAGCAAAGGCGCACACCTTCGCTCCCCTCTTTGGGGCCACGGGATTTGGACGATCCAAAGCTGAGCAGTCATACTACACGCACTTCGTGGACAAGTATAAAGGAATAGCTAAGTGGCACCAGAAGCTAGGAGATGAGGCACTACGCTTCATGAAGATAACTAATGTATCAGGTAGGCAATATGCATTTCCAGATGTCAAGCGTAGGGACAACGGATCTCCTACTCACTTCACTATGATCAAGAACTATCCCGTGCAAGGCTTTGCCACAGGAGATGTCGTCCCTGTTGTACTCAACAAACTTCACGAATTGTTACAACCGTTACAATCTTGTGTAGTCAACTCTGTTCATGACAGCATGGTTGTTGATGTACATCCAGACGAAACTAGAAAAGTTTTGACTATAATTGAACTACTTAACGACAGCATCAACGATCTCATTCAAGAGAAGTACAATGTCAAAATGAATGTCCCTCTATTATTAGAAGCAAAGATGGGACCGAATTGGCTTGACACGATTGATGTATAGTGTATAACTAAGTCTCTTTAACTCAGTAGAAAGGTACTAAAATGAGTACAGAATTAGCAGTAGCACAAGAACGTGGACAATCAATGGCAGAATTGATGGGCGTGTCAATGTCAGGAGGGGGAGAAGCTGTCCCTAGTATTGCACGTATTGGTATGCTACATCAGTCCATCATGGGCGAGGTAGAAGTTAACGGTAAGAATATTAAGACAGAGGTCATACCTGTTGGTGCTTTTATCCTCACGCAAGGAGAGGACAAGGTGTATAGCAATGGTATTGTCATGCGTGTCTTTGCCCAGCGCCAACAGTGGCAACGGTGGAATAGTGAGACAGAAGAGATGGAGAAGTCTGTTCAGTCTAATTCACTGAATGGTGACTTGAAGGATAGCATTGGGGGTCTAAACCTTGGACGTCCATCTGGTTACATCGAAGACTTCAATGCACTACCTGATGCAACTAAACAGGTTATCCGTAGTGTTAAGCGTGTCAATGTTTATTACGGTACTGTAACCTTGTGTGATCCTTTAAATGAAAAGGGTGAGTCATTAGATAAAGATAAGTATATTGACATCCCATGTGTAATGGATGTTAAGAACCGTGACTCCCTTAAATCTATCAACGGTGTAATGAATACACTCAAGCGTAAGAACATGTTACCTATTATGTCTACAATTAAATTAGACGGTGTAGAAGATAGCATTCCTACAGGTGCTAAGTTTGGTAAGATCGAAGCTTCGCTTGGTGATAAGGTTGACATCATTGAAGGTGACAATGAAATGCTCAAAGACTTCATCGAACTGATTGAGTATAGTAATGGTAAGATCTTAGATCTGCATCATGAAAGAGCTAAGGGTCACACAGATGAAGACGAAGGACTTGTACAAGATATACTTAACAATGACTTCGTAGACGTGGATGCAGATTAATGAATCATCCAGCAGAGCTAATGGTCTATAGCTTCTTGCAAAAGGCTATGGCTGGCGAAGCAAGCATGACTGAGGAGGTGGCTGCACAAGTCGCCTCTGATGTCCAAGCTGCTATGCATAAGCAATTCAACAGTGGACCACGTGACGAGTTCCGTTTACGTATGTCAAACATTGGAAAGCCTAAGTGCCAGTTGTGGTTTGAGAAGAATGACCCTGAAGATAAGACACCCTTACCGCCTCACTTCCTGATGAACATGATCCTTGGCGATATAGTTGAGGCTGTGTTCAAAGGACTGCTTCGTGCTGCAGGTGTTGAGTTTAAAGATAATGATACTGTCATCCTC